TAATGATAACTAAGCAAAACATATCAATAATTCTACAATTGTGCTTAGTTGTAATGTGCTTAGTGCTTTTCCTAAAGCCTGTTAAAAGTGTTTACCCTGTATCTACTCAAAAAACAATAGAAACGCGCATACAGGGAAAAGAAACAGTAATTAGAGAAAAAGGTATAGCACTTGATAATAGTAAAAAAATCATTGCTAGTTTAAATGCAGGTTTATTAGATCTGCATTTTCAATTGGATTCAGTTAAAAGTCTTAGAGATACTTTTAACATTATTCAACTTCAAGATACAATGATTCATGTTTTATATCGCAGAGATAAAGAAAAAGACATTATAATTAAGAATCAAGATACATTAATTCAAGCCCAACGTTTTATTATAAATAGCAAAGACACCATCATCACTACTCAAGATTTTGATATTAAGAGATTAAGGAAACAAAGAAACATATCAGTTTTACTGAATGCATTATTAACCACTGGATTAATTATCAAATGAAAACTAAAATAACACTTTTTGCTTTGTCTTTTTTCTCTTTCTTTGCCCCAATAGAATTATGTGCAATTTTATTAATGGTTGTAATCTTTATTGATACACTTGTAAAACTTATATCTCTTAAAAAAATTGCTTTGAATGAAGGCAGAAAATATAGGGATGTATTTAAATCTAAGTTACTTAGACGAGGTTATATATTTAAAGCTGCAGGTTATTATATTTTTGCTGGAGCTTTATTTCCATTAGATTATTATGCACTTACACCATTTGCTAATGGATTAATTGAAGCATTAGGTTATAAGTTTGTAATTCCCACTCAAGCAATTTTTACTAATATATTATTGTGTATTTTTGCTATTATTGAATTGTCTTCTATTAATGAAAATTGGTTTGATATTACTGGAAACAATATGTTAAAATCAGTACTTGATGTTGTCAAAAAAATAAGAAGCGGAATACAAAAAGTATCTGATACTTATAAAGACATAAAAAACTAAATATGAGTTACGCTTTTTTACAAGAAGAAAAATCTCCAAAAATTTTAGTTCAAGCAGTAAAACTTATTGGAACTAAAGAAGTTGTTGGTAAACAACACAATCCAGTAATCATGGATTGGGCTAAAGAACTTGATCTACAAAAAGTTTATACAGCAGATGAAATTCCATGGTGTGGTTTATTTGTTGCATATTGTGCACATAAAGCCGGTGTAGAGGTAGTAGATAAACCTCTCTGGGCTCTTAACTGGGCTAAATACGGCACTAAAGTAACCGAACCTATGTTAGGTGATGTACTTACTTTTAAAAGAGACGGAGGAGGTCATGTAGGTCTTTATGTTGGAGAAGATAAAGATTGTTATCATGTACTTGGAGGTAATCAAGGAAACTCAGTATCAGTATCAAGAATATTAAAATCAAGATTACATCAAGCAAGAAGAACTGCATGGAAAGTTGCTCAACCAGCAAGTATTCGTAAAGTATTATTAGATGCAAAAGGTATAATCAGCAAAAATGAAGCATAATGAAATTAAGAAATAATTGGAAAATTCACAATAAACAATGGGATAAGTTTATTATTAAACTTAGATTATCTTATGTAGATTTGTTATGGATTGAGTTGGACTTTTCTAAAAAGTTTTATATGTTTACACTCTTTAACTTTACTATAAAAAATAAGTAATGGCAAGAAATTCTTTAGCAGGTAAGTCTACAGGTACAAGCAAATCAGCCAAATATTTTGCTTCTCACCCAGAGGCGCGTAAGAAAAAGAATGAGTACAATAAAGAATATCATTCTTCACCTTCTCGCGTTAAATACCGTGAAGAATTAAATGCTGCAAATAGAAAATCTGGCACTTATGGTAATGGAGATGGTAAAGATAAATCACATACTAAATCAGGAAGATTAGTAAGTGAAAAAGCTTCTACAAACCGCGCCAGAAACGGCAAAGGTAACAATCCAAGAAGAAAGTAACACATCCCTTTGAATTTTATTTCATTGGTCAAAGCTCTCACAATGAGGGCTTTTTTTATTTTAAATAATTAATAGTTAAACATTTTTTGTTACATTTGACCATTAAATAAAAAATGTTATGTCAGAACAAACCAACCAAGAAGAACGCGAATTCAGTGCTCAAGAAATAGCAGAATATCGCAAAAAGACACTAGCATATTACACTGAACAGAAGAAACTACTTAGTCTTCAGTGTGATGTAGAAGAGTTAAAAGCAAGAATTAATGAAGCTAAATTTAGATCATTAGAAAGCACATTGCGATTAGCTCAACTTACACATGCTATTAATGAAAAAGAAGAGGAAGATTTGGATTCTCCTAAAGCAGATCCAGTACTAAAACCTGAATAATTATGGCAAAGGCATTAGTAGTAAATAAACAAGTGCCGTTATCTTTATTTGATGTGATTAAGTTTCAGATCAATATGCATTGTTTTACAAATAAGATACGGTTAAGCCCAGCGCAATTAGATTGCTTGGCGCTACTTGGCATGTATGGAGATATGAATATGTCAGATTTTTGTGAACAGGTTGTTGCTAATGAAATTTTTGGTAATGTACAAACTACCCGAAACTTTATTACAAAAAGTGTAAAGGAAGGTATGGTTACTAGAAGTGGATTAGGAAACAAAGTAGTTTCACTAAATAAAGATTTAAATATCTTGACTGAAGGAACAATTTTACTTAACTTAAAAGTGTATCACGTTGAGACCAACAAAGGGTAAAGAGTTAATTAAAAAAACAGCTCAAGAATTAAACTTGTCTGAAGAGTTAGTAACAGACGTTGTAAACTTTTATTATGGAAGAGTAAAGGCCAAAATAGAAGCTTTAGAAGATCCTACTATATTCCTTCATGGTCTAGGTACACTTAGATTAAGTAGAAGAAAACTGCACCGGGATATTGCTGGTCTTAAGAAATTATTAGGAAGCAATAACCAGGAAGATTTTAAAAAAGTTGTTAAATACAACTTGTCAAAAGCATTACTTGATAAAAAAGTAAAAGCTTTAGAAATATGTGATAAATATTACCAAGAAGTCTATGAAAAACGTAATAGAAATTTGGAAGCATAAAGGAGAAATCCTTGAAGGCATTAAAAACAATGTGTTTAAACAAGAGCATGTTGAAGCAATTGCTACAGAGCGTTACACTATTTGTCAAGGGTGTGACAAATTAGATCTTGAAGGATCTGAATGTTTAGTGCCTGGCACAGGTCCATGTTGTGGAGAGTGCGGGTGCAGCATGAAATTAAAACTTCGTTCACTAGGTGCAGATTGTCCATTAGGAAAATGGGATGCTGTTCTTACACATGAAGAGAATTATTTACTACAAAAACAAATTAAAGATGCCACCGACAACTAATTTAAACATAGTCAGTGATAACAGCGGTCACTTTCATGGTTCCATTGGACCTATAGGACCTTCAGGTCATAACGGTGTACCTGGTGTTCCCGGAATATCAATTGATTTTGATGCATATACCGCAGATATTGAACTTGCAGCTGATCTATTAGCCGCAAATGTAATTACTGGAGCTGATTATTTTAGAGTTAAACACATGGTAAAAAGCAATGATCCTGACGTAAGAGCTTTAGGGAGAACTTTCTTGCATGAAAAATCAAAACTATGAGTGTAAAATTTTATGCCGATGATCACAAATACATCAGCATTGATGAACGTGATCCTATTGATTGGATTAGTGTAACTAGATTAATACACTTTTTCAAAGAACCATTTGATACTGTAAAAATGGCTGAAGCTTGTTCTAAGGGTAAAAATCCTAAGTACAACAAAATGAAACCTGAAGAGATAATTGCTTTATGGGCTTCAGAAAATAAAAGAGCTGTAAACTTAGGTTCATGGTATCATGACCAAAGAGAAAAAGATTTACTTGCATGTAATACAATTACACGCGAAGGAAGAGAACTGCAAATTGTAAATCCATTAATGGATGGAATGGTTAAGTTGGCTCCAGATCAACAGTTGGTTGAAGGTATTTATCCAGAACATTTAGTTTATCTTAAATCAGTCGGTATCTGTGGACAAGCAGACCGAATTGAAATTGTAAATGACAGAATTGATGTTTATGATTATAAGACTAACAAAGAAATCAAAATGGAAAGCTTTGTTGGAAAAAATGGTAAATCTAAAAAATTACTTGGCCCATTAAGTCATCTTGATGAATGTAATTACAATGAATATGCATTACAGTTAAGTACTTACATGTACATTATTCAAAAACACAATTTTAATTTAAATCCAGGCAAAATTCAATTAGATCATGTTGAATTTGAAATTGATCATTTAGATAAAAATGGTTATCCTGTAATTGCATATGATGCAAAAGGTGATCCAATGGTAAAAAAAGTTACACCATATGAGTTACCTTATATGAAAAAAGAAGTAATTGCCATGTTTAAATATGTGCAAGAAAATAGAGAAAAAATATTGAATCATGGCCATTAAGTTATTTGATTTACAAGGCAACGCAGTTATACCTACAGAACATTGCCACACGCTTCCTTTCCTAAAGCGTCTTATGGATGAATATCCAGAAACACACATGCAGATATATGCGTACTTATTTTATATGTCATGTAGAAGTGCGGAGAATCCATATTTCAATAGACCTCAAGATGAAATTCAAGAAGAAATTTTAAGAGATCTAGAAGCAAAATTTGATCCAGAAGACAGACTTATAAGAATGGCTTTAGATAGATGTAAAGCTCTATATGAAACACCAACTGTACGTGCATACAATGGTATTGCTAACATGCTTGAAAAACTTGCTTTCTATATGGAAACTCAAAGTATTACAGATGGTAGAGATGGTAACATTAGTGCAATTATTCAAGCAGCTAAAAACTTTGACTCAATCCGTAAATCATTTAAAGGTGTAGCTAAAGATTTAGAAGAAGAACAATCTTCAAGAGCACGAGGAGGTAGTAGATTATCATATGATGATTAACTTTAAAATATGTTACACGACAAACTAGGAAATATTTATTCTGATATACCCTGTTATGATAACGGGGTGTGGACAACTGTTTCATATAGTTCTAGAGAAGAGTTTGCGCAGGATCTTATTAAAAACTATTTTAAAGAACCTGGTGAATATGAATTAGATGAAACCGTATTAGAATGGCAAAAAGAAGGTAATTACTTTAGGGAGCATGGTTATTATTGTGATCAACCTGAAGGGAGTCGTGATTTTATAAATTACTGGGATCAACAAAAAATAAGATCTAGAAAAGGTGCATTTTTTTGGAATAATGGAAAGAAGTGGTATTTACCAAGAGACTATTATTTTTGGATTAATTTTCTACAAATTCCAGATAAAGTAAAAAAAGAAGATGACTTTACTGATATTTGGGATTCTCAAATGCATATGGCTCTTTATGAGTTCATAGGTGAATTAAATTACAAACATGGTGTAGTACTAAAGAAACGTCAGTTTGGTTCATCTCTTTATCATGCTGCCAAACTTATAAATATATTATGGTTTGAGCAATCTCCAATCTTAAAAATTGGAGCATCTTTATCTGCATACATTACAGGTGTAACAGGAACTTGGAAAATCTTACAGGCATATAGAATATTCTTAAACAAACACACAGCATGGTATAGACCCATGAATCCAGGTGGTGTTGGTGAATGGCAACAGAAAATTGAATATGTTGAAAATGGAAGAAAAACTGAAAAAGGTAGAAAAGGAGTATTGCAATCATTATCATTTGAGCAATCAGATACAGCAGGGGTAGGGGGTTTATGTACATTGTTTTTTTATGAGGAAGCTGGAATTGCTAAGTCAATGGATAAGACATACGAGTTCATGCGTCCTGCAATGGAATCTGGTGATATTACAACTGGATACTTTATTGCTGCAGGATCCGTGGGTGACTTAAAACAATGTGAACCTTTAAAATTGTTTATGTACAAACCAGAAGGAAATGGTTTTTTTGGTGTACGTAATAAATGGTGTGATTCAAAAGGAACAATTCAAACAACCGGTTTATTTATTCCTGAACAATGGTCAATGCCTCCATACATTGATGAGTTTGGTAATAGCCAAATTGATGAGGCACTTGCTGCAATTGAAGAAAAAAGAAAACAATGGAAAAAAGATTTGGCTCCAGAGCAATATCAAATCCGTATTTCACAGCATCCAACAAACTTAGAAGAAGCATTTGCATTTAGAGGTGAGAGCCTTTTCCCTATAGAATTAGTTAAATCTATGAAGAGAGATATTGAAGAAGGAGATTATCCTTACAGATGTATCAATCTTGCCTATGACAACAAAGGTCAAATTATTGCTTCACCTACAACTAAAAAACCAATTTTAATATTTCCTGTAGATAAAACAGCAGAGGATAAAACAGGTGCAATACAAGTATGGGAAGAACCAGATGAAGAAAAAGATTTTTGCACTACATACTTTGCATCTGTCGATCCCGTGTCTGAGGGGAAAACTGTAACCTCAGACTCATTATGTTCTATTCATATTTACAAAAATCCAGTACAAATACAAAGGGTAAAAGTAAATGGTGAAGTAGAAACTTTTATTGAAGGAGATAAAATTGTAGCTGCTTGGTGTGGTCGTTTTGATGACATTAATAAAACTCATGAAAGACTTGAGTTAATGATTGAATGGTACCAAGCTTGGACAATTGTAGAGAATAACGTGCCTTTGTTTATTCAATACATGCAGTTTAAAAGAAAGCAAAAATATTTAGTACCTTCTTCACAAATGTTGTTTTCAAAAGAGATACAACAATCTAAGACGCAGTTTCAACAATATGGTTGGAGAAACGTGTCAACTATTTTTAAAACAGTAATGCTGAGTTATTTAATAGAGTATTTAAGAGAAGAGTTAGATGAAGAAACAGATGATAATGGAAAGGTATATAAGAAGTATTATGGTATCAGCAGAATTCCGGATTACATGGCACTTGTGGAAATGGAACATTACCAACCGGGTGTCAATGTGGATAGACTTATTTCTTTGGGTGCTTTAATTGCTTTTGTAAGAATTCAAGAAGCAAGTAGAGGTTTAAAGAAAAGAACTGAGTTTGATAATGAAGAACATTTGGAAAAGTCAGAAAATTTGTATAAATTAAATAGGAGTCCGTTTAGACATATCGGAAGTGGTAATCAATCACTTTCAATGCATAAACCAAGGAATCCTTTTAAAAATTTTAGATAATGGAGCTATTAAATGCAATGGACATAAAAAAGGGTAAAAAAACCAAAAAGAATAAATTTGGTGTATTTACTCAACCTATTCAATTCATACCTGCTATTGAGAAGGATGATGAATGGAGCAAACACAACATGGACTGGCTAGAATGGCAAGGCATTAAACAAATACAAGCTAAGGCAAGACGTATAATGAAGAATTATAAACTTGCTAAAGGTACAATTGATAAAAGTGATTACATTCCTGCAGTAGAAAATGAGATGAATGAAATGCTTGAAGTTCTAACTGAAGGTCAGAATGAAGCATTGGAATTAAAATTCTATCCAATTATTCCAAATGTAATTAATACAATGGTTTCTGAATTTGCTAAAAGAAACACTAAGATTGATTACCGAGCTGTAGATGAATATTCCTATAATGAGATAATGGAAAAAAAGACCGAAGAAATTAGCAAGGTCTTAATTGAATATGCTCAACAAAAGTTATTAGCGCATATGATGGAAATGGGATTAGATCCTAATTCACCAGAAGCGCAACAACAAATGGATCCAGAAGCTCTTAAAAAACTTCCAGAGATTGAAGAATTTTATTCTAAAAAATATCAAACACTTGCTGAAAAGTGGGCTGTTAAACAACATGCAATTGATGTAAACCGTTTCAGAATGGATGAAATGGAAGAGATTGCATTTAGAGATTCATTAATTACAGACAGTGAATTTTGGCATTTTAAAATGTTAGAAGATGACTATGACATTCAGTTGTTAAATCCAGCATTAACATTTTATCATAAATCACCAAACACACAATACATTTCTCAAGGTAACTGGGCAGGTTATATTGATATGATGACTATTGCTGATGTAGTAGATAAGTTTGGGTATTTAATGACAGAAGAGCAATTAGAATCTCTTGAACTATTGCATCCTGCGCGTTCTGCAAGATATATGGTTGATGGTATTCCTAATGATGGTTCATTATACAATACGGATCAGAGCTATAAGAGTAATGTCTTGGATTCAGGTGTTGACATGAAACGTCACATGTCTTTCCTAGAGAATGCATATACAGCGCATGATGTTGTATCATATATCATTGGAGAAAGTGAACATGCAGGATATTTACATACTGTAGAATTATTACGTGTATCTACAGTTTACTGGAAGACTCAACGTAAAGTAGGTCATTTAACTAGCATAGATGAAGATGGAGCAGTTATTACAGAGATAGTTGATGAAAACTACATTGTAAATAATAAACCTCTTTACAACAAAGTATTTGAGAAAAAAGAAACAGCAGACAATTTAGTGTTTGGTGATCATATTGATTGGTTTTGGATTAATCAAACATGGGGTGGTGTAAAAATTGGAAATAACCGTACTATTTTTAATACAGATACTGATACCGACTTTGATCCAATTTATGTTGGTATTGATAGACAAAAACCAGGCCCGCTTAAATTCCAATTCCGTGGAGATAAGACAATGTATGGTTGTAAAATTCCAATTGAAGGTCGTGTATTTTCTGACAGAAATACCAAGTCATCTTCACTGGTAGATTTAATGAAACCGGCACAAATTGGATATAACATTTGTAATAATCAAATTGCTGACATTCTCGTAGATGAGATAGGTACTGTAGTAGTATTAGATCAAAATGCTATTCCTAAACATTCAATGGGTGAAGACTGGGGTAAAAACAATTTGACTAAGGCATATGTAGCAATGAAAGACTTTTCAATGTTACCATTAGATCCAAGTATTGCCAACACAGAAAGTGCAACTAACTTCCAACACTATCAAGTGTTAAATATGGAGCAGTCAGCACGTTTGATGTCAAGAATCCAATTGGCTAACTATTTTAAACAACAATGTATGGAAGTAGTTGGTTTGAATCCACAACGTATGGGTCAACAACTTGGCCAAACAAATACTGCAACTGGAGTTGAACAAGCTGTTGCTGGTTCTTATGCTCAAACAGAAACCTATTTTATTCAACACAGTGATCATTTAATGCCTCGTGTACATCAAATGCGCACTGACTTAGCACAATATTACCATTCAAATAAATCATCTGTTAGATTACAAGGAATGATTTCTCCTGATGAGAGAACAAACTTTGAAATTAATGGTACAGATTTGTTACTTGTTGATTTAAATGTATTTTGTAATACCAATGCAAACAACCGTAATATGTTAGAACAACTTAAACAATTGTTTATGACTAACAATACTACAGGTGCATCTGTATATGATCTTGGTAAATTAATGCAAACTGACTCTTTAGGAACAATCAATGTTGCTCTTAAAGCTATTGAAGAAAAAGCTGAAGCACAACGTAAAGAGCAAATGGCTGCGGAACAACAAGCACAAGAAGCAGAAATTGCGGCTAAGAAAGCTGAGAAACAAATGGAACTTGATCATGAGTCCCGTGAAAAAGAAAAAGACCGTAGAGCAAGACTACTTGAAGCTGAAATCAAAGCTGCAGGTTATGGTGCAATGCAAGATGTTAACAAAAATGAACAATCTGATTTCCAAGATGCACTTAAAGAAGTTAAACAATCTGAGCAATATGCTGATACAATGAACTTCAACCGTCAAAAAGAAAGTTCTAGAACTGATTTGCAACAGCAAAAGCTTGATATTGAAAGAGAAAAGATGGCAGTTGATGCAGCAAATAAGCAAACAGAATTTGCAATAGCACGTGAAAACAAGAATAGATTTGATCAGAAAAAACCTAATAAGTAAAAATATTTACTGTTATAACTATAGGATGCGTAAAAGTTTTTTTCAAATCTAAATTAGTTAAACAATATATATTTACAATTAAATAATTTTGCTTATATTATTTTATAGTCAGTATTAAACCAACAAATTATGACAGAAGAAGAACAAGCAGCTCAAGCGGCTGCACAAAACTCCCCTGCAGCGGTAGAGGAGGTTGATTTTGATAACTTAGATGATTTACTTGGAATTCCATCCGCAGGTTCTGTAATTAGCGGTGGGGGAGATGTAAAACCTAATGTATTTAAATCAGATAAAGTTGACATGAAGTTTCTTGATGAAATCAGTGATGATGATACTGATAGTCTCCAAGATCCAGATGTAGCAAAACAAGTGGTTGCTGCAATTGTTGATGAACCATTAAAAGGTAATTTACCTGATGATGATTCTGATGATGCAGCAAATCAGGATAAAAATCCTGGAGGTAGACCAAGACTTGTAAAAGATGCTATGGTGGAAGCTGCTAACCGTCTTATTGAAAAAGGAATATTACAACCTTTTGATGACGGTAAGGATATTAAAGACTATACAGTAGATGACTTTGAAGAATTAATTCAGGCAAATATTGATTCACAAACAAATGAAGTTGCTGCCAATGCACCAGTTCAATTGTTTCAACAATTACCAGAAGAAGTTCAAGCTGTTGTGCATTATGCATTAAACGGAGGTCAAGACATCAAATCTGTATTTAATCAGTTAGCACGTGCACAAGAAACATTTGATTTGGATGTATCTAAAGAAGAAGACCAAGAAGTTATTGCTAGACAATATTTAAACTTGTCAGGTTTTGGTTCAGCTGAAGAGATAGAAGATGAAATCAATGTTTTAAAAGATCGCGGAGATTTGGCTAAATATGCTGAAAGGTATAAGCCGAAGTTAGATGCGCAGCAAGCTCAAGTAATTGAAAAAAGATTACAAGATCAACAAGCTGCACAAACGCGTAAAGCACAGATGGAAAAGAAATACCATGATGTAGTGTATAATACATTAAATCAAACTAATCTAAATGGTATTCCTTTAAATAATAAAGTACAAACAATGCTTTATTATGGTTTGACTGATAACACTAAATACCAAGATTCAAAAGGTAATCCTACAAATGCATTAGGATACTTACTTGAACAACATCAGTTTGGTGAAAAAGCAAATCCATCACTTGTTGCAGAAGCATTATGGTTGTTAGCAGACCCGGTTCAATACCGCAACTCTATTAAACAACTTGGAGCTAATACAGCAAATGCTAATACAGCACGTCAGTTAAGAACTGAGGAAGCATCAAGAAATGCATCTTCTACAGGTATAGGAGATCAAAATAGTAATGCTAGTAGAACAACTAAGCGCGAGCCAATTAAAAGAGGTGGACGCTCATTGTTTTCTAGATAGATAAGTAAACAATTAAATAACAAATAAAAATGAGTACACCAGTTCTAAACAATGGTATGTTCCTTCGGGACAACAACTACACCGCAAGTTCTCATGTGGATTCTTACCACTTGATGAATTTGATGAAAGACGCACAACCAGATGATTTGGGTCCAATTGAACTTTGGGCACAAGTTAAAAAAGTTGAGATGCCTTTGTATCAAATGTCATCATTCAATGGTAAAAATGTAATTGAGGTTAACCACCCACGCGGTGAATACAAGTGGTCAACACCTGTATCTGAAGAGCTTCCTTACGTAATGGAAGATCTAGATCCTTCTAATACTGCAAAAGGTATTGATGGAACTCCTTTCCGTATCAAATTAAACAAGCGTGTATTTGGTCATGGTGATATTATCACTTATGATAAATTCAACGGTAAAGAACTTTATGTAACTGATGAAGACATCCTTGATATGGGTGACGGATTTATCTACACAGTTCAAATGCCTAACAACGACAACACTGCTGCATTTGATAACCGTTTCTTGACTAGCAACACATATTATTTCCGTGTAGGTTCTGCACGTGGTGAATATGGTGAGCGCTACTCAGATCTTTCTATGACTCATACATCTCGTGAGTTCTACAACTATGTAGGTAATGCTGATGCACACGTACACTACACAATTTCTTCTAAAGTTAAGTTGATGGAGAAAGGTGGTATGAATGCTGACGGTTCTATTCCAGTTGTTGAGTTGTGGAAAAACTTTGATACATCAGTAGATCCATCTATCAATACTTTAGAAGGAATGGTTGCTGCTAAAGGTCAAGGTTATGTGAAAAAAGCAATGGACAATGGAAACTTAGTTCGTTCTTTCATCACTAAATTGGAAGCTGCTCACTTGTCTAAAATTGCTTATGACATTGAAACTTACCTTATGTGGGGTAAAGGTGGTCGCATTAAGCAAGATGGTCCAGATGATCTTCGTTTATCTGTAGGTCTTTGGAAACAATTAGACTTGGCTTACAAGCATGTTTACAACAAATCTGACTTCCGTCTTGACATCTTCCGTTCTGAGATCTTCAACTTCTACAATGGTAAAGTTGACTTCCAAGGTCCAGATCCAAAACGTGAGTTGATTGTTCAAACTGGTATGGGTGGTATGCGCATGATTAATGAGGCTATCAAACGTGAAGCAGTTGGTTCAGGTCTTGTATTGAATGCAAAAGAATTGGATGCTGTTAAAGGTTCAGGAATGGATCTTTCTTACGGATTCTCTTTCACAAGCTACACTATTCCATTCTTGGCTAATGTGAAGTTTGTATTGAACCCAGCATTTGATAACTTACAAAACAACGAGATTGAAAACCCAATCATTGATGGTTTCCGTTTGTCTTCTTACTCTTTCATTATCTTTGATATTACTGAGAATGGTCAAGACAACATCAAACTATTGAAATGTGCTTGGAACAAAGATCTAGTTTGGAGATATGTAAATGGTTCTATGGACTATATGGGACGTACTCAAGGGTTCGCTTCATCTGGTAACTTCAATGGATACCAAATTTACATGACTCAAGCGATGCCAGCAATTAAAGTAGAAGACCCTACTAAAGTGTTGAAAATCGTTATGAGAAACCCAATCACAGGTGGATCATTGTAATCTGAATCTTTAATAATAAAGGAGCTGGGAAACTGGCTCCTTTTTAAAGTTTATAGTCATGGCATTAGAAAAATTAAAAGCTGCAAGTCCTGATTTGATTATCAAACGTGCTGATCAGAGTGAGGCAACCTTGGCTAGACTAGCTCATGTAAATGAAGTTATTCGTCAAGTATCTACAGCTGCTCAAGAAGTTGGTGTTTTAGGAACAACTGAAGCATTAACCGGAACGACAGTTGCTGCTTTAAAAGCTCAAGTTGAAGTAAGACTTGATGCAATTGAAGCTAAACTTGATGCTCTTATTAAAGCATTATCATAGAAAGGTAAAAGAGGGTGGTCGCTAAGCGCCTGCCCTTTTTTATTATATTTGTCAGTCATAAAATAAACCAACAAAAAATGAGTACAAAATTAGAAACCGTAGGTAAGGTAAGCATTAAAGCTTATTGTGATCCTACACAAGAAAACATGGGATTAGAGAATTACGGATATGTAGTATTCCCTAATACATTTCAAGTAGAAACTCTTGCTGCTGTAGAGCAAAATGGTAAGACCCGCTACTTAACAGGATTGAATGAATTTGCTCCAGAAGTGAAGCAAATAAAAGATCCAGAAAAGAAAAAAGCTGTAATTAAAGAGATACGCAAAATTGTTGCTACTTTAGAAGCAGAGCGTGCTTTTAATTACATCAAAGCTGAAGATGATGATTTTTGGACAAAGGTTCAAACATTTACTCCAGACAATTCAGAAATTTGGGGTAAAGTATTATTGAAATTAAATAATGATGATCAAGTATTGGATCCGGCAAATAACCTAGATCACTTGATTATTGTTAAAGCGATTGAAGCGGGTGGATTTTCACTAGTTGCTTCAAGTTTTGAAGACTGTAAACGCAGTGGTAAAAAATGGTATCTTGATAGACAGATTGATTCTCTTTCTAATAAGACATCAGTTAAAAAACTTCGCAACAAAGCTCTTGCATTATTACAAGACTTGTATGAAGAAGAACCGCGCAAATTGTTCTACATTACTAAAAACTTGGCAGGTAACAATAGTGTACAATACACTAACAGAACATTAGGCGATATTATCTATGAAGCTATGGATAATTACATCAACGGTTTAGGTTATGACAGTGACAAAAAACGTTGTGCAAGTAGCTTTATTGAGTATTCAAACATGTCTGTTGAAGATTTGAAAATTAAAGCAATTATCAAAGATGCAAGCTTCTACAAATATATTATTGCTAAAGGTGATGGTATGTTGTATGAGTCAAGTCAAAATGTAATGCTTGGTAGAAATGTATCGGAGATTCTTGAGTATTTAAAGAATCCAGTAAATGAAGATATGCTGGATCTTTTAATGGCTAAGGTTGAAGAATTGTGGAGTAAATAATTAAACTACATACAATGGCAACTGCAAAGAAAAAAGCTACACCACCAAAAGGTAAGTGGACTCCTCCTTGGGCTAAGGAGGCAGCTGGAAAAAAAGTAACTCCTAAAAAAGCTATGGGAGGAAAAGTAAAAAAAGCCTGTTAATTTAAATTGTACACAATGGCTAAAAGTAAAGTAAATGCTGCTGGTAATTATACCAAACCAGGTATGAGAAAAAGTCTTTTTGACAAAATTAAAGCTGGTACAAAAGGAGGTGATCCTGGAGAATGGTCAGCACGCAAAGCTCAACTTTTAGCCAAAGAGTACAAAGCTAAAGGTGGCGGATATAAAACCAAAAAATAATGGCAAAAGATCCACAGCAAAGTTTAAGAGACTGGACTGATCAAAAATGGATGACTTCAGGAACTCATGCTAACAAGAAAAAAGGCAAGAGTAAAGAAGTAAAATCTAAAGGTACAAAAAGGTACTTGCCAGAAAAAGCATGGGATGCAATGTCCTCTGGAGAAAAAGCTGCTACCAATAAAGCAAAAGCTGCTGGAAACAGTAAGGGAAAACAATTTGTTAAACAGCCTAAACGCATTGCTGCAAAGGCATCAAAATATAGATAATGGCATCACCAGCTTGGCAAAGAAAAGAAGGTAAGAATCCAAATGGAGGGTTAAATGCTAAAGGTAGAGCTTCTGCAAAAGCACAAGGTTCTAATTTAAAAGCTCCTGTTAAATCTGGAACAAATCCTAGACGTGTAAGTTTTGCTGCTAGATTTGGAGGAATGGCAGGTCCAGAAAAAAAACCAAACGGTGAACCTACTAGATTAAAGTTAGCTTTAAAAGCTTGGGGCTTTGGTAGTAAAGAAGCAGCAAGAAAATTTGCAAACACTCATAAAAAGAAAAAATAATGGCAACAGTTAAAAAAGGCATGGGTTTTAAAGCAGCTCAAAAAGGTATTGCTAAAAAACAAGGAGTTTCTATGGAAGCAGCCGGTGCTATTCTTGCATCAGCTAGTAGAAAAGCTTCACCTAAAGCTAAACGTGCCAATCCAAACTTAAAAAAAGTTAAAGGGAAATGACAAATGACACTATACAACTTAAAGTTAAACAGCGTATTAACAAGTTGGCAAGTAATGACTATGACAATATAATGCCTTGGCAAATTATTGAAGCTTTCAATAAAGGTCAAGTTGACTGGTGTCGTAGAAATCTCCAAGGCACAAATATGTCAAAACAAGGAGATGAATCTAGCAAGAGAAGAATTGATGATCTTCAAATTCTTTTAAAAGAAGAAAAACTTGCTATGGTAAAAAAGGATATGTATTATATATCTCCTACGTTACCTTCAGATTATTTTGAGTTTAAAAGAGTTTCTTCTAAAGCTACCACAGATTGTTGTCCTGAAAGACAAATGACTGTATATCTTACAGAGGAGGCTAATATAGATTTAACTCTAAGAGATGTAAATAAAAAACCAAGTTTTTCTTGGGGTGAAACAGTATGCACATTTGCAGGTAATAAACTTAAAATTTATACCAATGGTGAATTTGATATTGTAGATGCTGTTTTGGTTTATTATAAACAACCAAGAAAAATTCAAATAAAAGGTATTTCAGATCCTTACACCGGACAAGTTTCTTTAGTAGATGTTGAGTGCGAGTTTAAAGATGATTTAGTTGAAGTACTTATTGATGAGTGTGTTAAAATTCTTGCAGGTGATCTTGAAGATATGACAGCTAATCAAATTGCAAATAATTCTGTAGAAACTAACAATTAAATAAAATGCAAACTCCACAAAGAAGTCTATTAAAAAGACCAAATGCTCAAATGCCCGCTGCTCAATATAAGCAAGGCGCAAGTAGTTGTGAAGAACAAACTACTATGTTAATATGTGAAATGATGAATGCTGCAACTTCATTTCATAAATTACATTTAAAAATAACAGGTGTTGGATCTTAT